CACAAACATCAACCCCTACCAACTTAGGACCCACGCCACAAGGTAACCTTGCAGCTATGGGAACTGCATCTAACACCGCCAAAGGATTCGTTAAGTCTTTTGTTGAACACGAAATTATTATAGGTTTCGCTTCCGTAAGAGCAGACCTAAATTATCAACAAGGCTTAAATCGAATGTGGTCAAGAAGCACTCGATTCGACTTCTTCTGGCCATCTTTAGCGAACCTTGGAGAGCAAGCCATATTAAATAAAGAAATCTACGCTCAAGGTACTTCAGCAGATGAAAACGTATTTGGATATCAAGAAAGATACGCAGAATATCGCTATAAGCCATCACAAGTAACATCCAGATTCCGATCAAACGACTCACTATCAATTGACATCTGGCATTTAGCCCAAGACTTCTCAGCACTACCAACTCTTAGCGCGGCTTTCATTCAAGAAGACCCGCCAGTAGACAGGGTAGTAGCTATCCCCGCAGAGCCACACATGATTATGGACATGTACTTTGATTTAAAATGTACTCGTCCTATGCCTACCTATGCCACACCCGGCTCGTTGGTTCACATATGAGCTTTTTAAAAAAAATAGGCGGATTTTACGGCGGACTCGCCGGAAGTGTAGGTGGGGGCCTCGCTGGGGCCCTCGGCTTCCAAGGTGACACCGGACAAGCACTATTATCTGGAATACCCTTCTTAGGTGAAGGATTTGCGGCTCAACAAGCTCAAAACTTTGAAGCTGGACAAGCTCAAAAACAAATGGATTTCCAGTTAATGATGTCAAACACAGCAGCCCAGCGTCAGGTAGCCGATCTACAAAAAGCAGGCTTAAATCCTGCATTAGCAGCCAATTTAGGGGGTGCTAGCACACCCTCTGGAGCAATGGCATCCGGTCAGTCAGGCTCTGGAGCTGGAAGCTCCGCACGTATGGTCCAATCTATCATGAATAAAGAACGTCAATTAGCAGATGCAGAGATATCAAAAAAGAACGCAGATACACAACTTTCATCACAAACAGCAAAAACACAAGCAGAACAAATGAAAGTACTAAAATCTACTGCAAAATCTATTGACGAAGATATCCAAATGAAAAAATACGACAAAATATCCAAACAAAAAGAAGCCGAATTTGAATCAAAATACGGCACACAGTACAGAAACGCTGACCGCCTTATGAATATTATTCAAAAAGGATCATCATCAGCCGGACAATTATTAAACATGCTTAAATCACCACCCCAAAAATCAAACAAAGTCAAAGACAAATGGGGTAAAGACACCGTCATCGACTCAAAAACAGGAGAAATACTATGGGAAAAGAACAAGAACCCAAATTACTAAACCCTTTATTCGGAAACCGAAAAAGACTACAAACAAACTGTTCTATAGAACATAGAACAGATCAATCATTCAAAGAAATGGTAAACATTAACAACATTATGTCGAAGTACAAAAAAACTGGCGAACTACCAAACTTCAAAACAAAAACGCCACAATACATCGACGAAACTAAAATACCATCATTTCTTGAAGCACACTCAATAGTACAAAAAGCCAAAGAGCTTTTTTACGAACTACCATCACAAGTGCGTAAAGCACTCGATAACAACCCAGCTAATCTTGAACATGCACTGCAAGATAAAGATTTGCAACCTCTCTTCGTAAAACATGGTTTATTAGAAGAGAAAAAAGTAGTTTCTGATTCATCAGAACTGCAACAATTAAAAGAAATAGCCTTAGAAATTAAGGCTTTAAACAAAAAAACCGACAAATAGTTTTTTTAGGCATATAATGTACTTGTTATTATATGCCCACTGACACCCGTCAGTGCACAACAAAGGGAATCACATGAAAAGAAAAAAAGTATCACGCTCTAAATCTAAAAAAATGTTCAAAAAAGGACTAAGCTTTAACAAAAAGAATGTCCAAACAAGCCCTACCCGCGGCGGATTTAGGTTATAATGTGTCTATTCCCGACAAGGGTCACCAGACAGGAGTACGGTAGACCCAAACCAGATCCCGAAGGCGATCTAAAAATTCCATGCGGAAAATGCAACCCCTGCTTGCGAAAACGAGCCCTTGATTGGGCTCTACGCGCAAGACACGAAATCTCATTACACAAACAAAACTGTTCCGTCACATTAACATATGACGACCAACACCTTAAAAGTATATTCACACTAAAAGATCAATTTCAAAACTTCATGAAAAAACTACGTAAATATACAAACAAAAAAATTAACTATATGGTGTCTCATGAATACGGAACAAAAACTTTCCGCCCTCATCATCACGTTATTCTTTTTAATTATTCTCCAGAAGATCTTAAGTTTTTAAAATTATCACCGAAAGGTGAAAAACTCTTCACTAGCAAGGAATTAGATAAAATATGGAAAAACGGATTCCACGCTGTTGGAGATGCAAACGAAAAAACAGCATACTATATCGCTGCGTATGCTTTAAAAGGTAAAAAGCACAAAATAGTTGATCAACTAGGAGAAGAACATGACGTTAGTGATAGTTATGACTGTAGTAAACGCCCTGCTATTGGGCTTGAATACTTTAAAAACAACTATAAACAACTCATCGATTCCAACGAAAGACTACCAAGATACTATCGAAAAAAACTCGAATTCTATACCTCTCCCATCGATCAAAGACCTAGATTCACCAAAGGACCTAAAAAAGGCGAAGTAAAAGATAAATTTTTAATTCCAATAGAGTATTTACAAAATATAGAAAATAATTTAGCTTCAAAAAGCCTTGACCATTCCACACAAGATAGGCTCGCAAAACTTATTATAAGTCATGCGAGCGAGTCGCAAAACCAATCAGAGTTTCGGTCTGCTCCCCGAAACGAAGATCAGTTCTATGCGTCTCGCGCATATTTAAAAAAAGAAACATATCTTATAAAGGAGCTACAACATGAAACTATTCACAATTCTCGATCTAAAAACTCAAATTCACAGCTACCCTCTTCAGTTCAAAAATGCTGAAGAAGCAATCCGCGAATTCAAAAACATCTGTAAAGATGAAAAAACAAAGTACTATAAAAATCCCGAGGATTTCACACTACTTGAACTAGCAGACTGGGATAATGAATCCGGCGTAATTAAACCCCACCAACAACATCTAATACTATCAAACGCCTCTGATCACGTTCAATAAGACTTAGACAGGCTAATGGGGACCATAAAAGTCCCCTTGCCGTCTGGTCAAAACTAAAGGAAAATTTATGGAGTACTTATTCCAAATCGGAAACGATAAAAACATTATTAAATTAAAACAAGGAGAGAAAAAAAATGAAGTCAGTAATGACCCCACAGCAACACTTTGCTCAAATTGCAAGTCCAAGAATCAAAAGATCAACATTCGATCGTTCTCATGGCTACAAAACTACATTCGACGCTGGTAAACTCATTCCTATCTTCGTAGACGAAGCATTACCCGGCGACACATTCAATCTCAATACAGCAGTATTCGCACGCTTAAACACACCAATTAAACCAATTATGGATAACTTATATCTCGACATCCATTATTTTTCAGTACCAAACAGACTAGTTTGGCAAAACTGGCAAAGAATGAACGGAGAACAAGATAATCCAGACGACACAACAGACTATGTAATGCCAACAATCACCGCACCAGTTGGCGGATTCACTGAAGGCTCTATCTATGACTACTTAGGAGTTCCTACCAAAGTAGCCGGCCTCGAAATCAGAGCTGACTTCTTAAGAGCAATAAATCTTATATGGAATCAATGGTATCGCGATCAGAATCTTCAAAACTCCGTTACAATTAATTTAGACGACGGTCCAGACGCATCAACAGACTATGACATACTCCCACGTGGTAAAAGAAAAGATTACTTTACAAGCGCATTGCCATGGGCTCAAAAAGGCGATCCAGTTTCAATCCCCTTAGGAACATCAGCTCCAGTACTTGGATTAGGTAAGTTTAATCAGAACTATGACAACCTCGCCGCCACTGTTTATGAATCTGATGGAACAACATCTACCTATGCCAGAGGCAAACTAATATCTGATTCTAACGTAAACGAGTATCTCTATGTTCAAGAAAACGGAACTACCGGCTACCCAAACATTAGAGCAGATTTATCCAGCGCAACTGCCGCAACAATTAACGCCCTAAGAGAAGCATCGCAAGTACAAGTAATGCTAGAACTAGACGCTAGAGGCGGAACTAGATATATCGAATTGCTTAAAGTACATTTCGGCGTTACCAGCCCCGACGCTAGATTACAAAGACCAGAATTCCTAGGCGGTTTCACTACTCCAATTAACATATCTCCAATTGCACAAACATCAACCCCTACCAACTTAGGACCCACGCCACAAGGTAACCTTGCAGCTATGGGAACTGCATCTAACACCGCCAAAGGATTCGTTAAGTCTTTTGTTGAACACGAAATTATTATAGGTTT